AATTTGAAGATACTATCATTACAGGTCTTAAAAATGGCAAATTAGAATTTAAGGCTTTTGCTGACTATGTAGTAGAGCAATTATTAAGAATAGCAATCCAACAGATGATACTTAAACCAATTACAGGTAAATTTGAATCATTTTTTGAAGGTTTTAATAAAAAAACCCCATCAGGTGATGGCGGTGGCTTTACAGGATTTGGTATAAGAGCTGGTGGTATAGATGGAAAAGGTGGATTCCCTGCTATATTACATCCTAATGAAACTGTTGTTGACCACACCAAGGGTCAAGCTATTCAATCAGCACCTACAGTCAACTTTAATATATCAACAGTAGATGCTGCTGGATTTGACCAGTTATTAGCATCAAGAAAAGGATTGATAACATCAATCATAAACAATGCTATGAATAATCAAGGCAAGATGGGAGTCGTATAATGGCAGGACAATTTCCAACAGACCCAAATTTTAGAGCTTTAAATTTTAAAGATAATAGACCTAACTTATTGAATCAAACATTATCAGGTAAAAGACAGGTTAGGCAAATAGGCTCACAATATTTTTCTTTTACAGTGCAAATGCCACCTTTACAACAAGAAAAGGCTCAAGAAGTATTTGCATTTTTACAAAAACAAAAAGGTTCTTTTGAAACATTTACTATACAAGCACCATTAGATAATTTAGGTACGAGTAAAGATGAGACAGATATCTTAACCATGAATACATTTCCAGCAGGAGACCCAACAATTCTTGCTGATGGATTTTCACAATCAACCAATTTATTAAGAGCAGGTGACTTAATTAAATTTGCTGGTCATTCCAAAGTTTATATGATTTCTGAGGATATAGATGAGAATGGAGCAGGTACTACAAGAGGTACTTTAACTATATCACCACCACTTGTAGCTTCTGTAGCAAACAATGAATCAGTTATTGTAAACAGACCTAGTTTTACTGTTTATCTTGAATCTGATGAAATTATGTATTCAACAGACGCAAGTGGTTTCTATAACATTTCATTTGATGTTAGAGAGGTTATAATCTAATGCCTAGAAGTTTATCTTTTTATTTACAAAACGAAGTATCAGCAGAAGCTACAAGAATGGCATTTTTGGTTGAGCTTAATTTATCTTCAACTATTAGGCTTACAGATTGGTATGCTGATGTAACTTACGATTCAAATACTTATGAAGCTGGTGGTTCTTTTTTATCAGTTGATACAACAACTGAAACAGGTCAATTGCAAGTTAATGAAATAAATTTAGGTTTTTCTAATATAACAGATGAAGTCAGGTCTTTGGTTGAAGATGGTTCTTTTACAGATAAAACAGTTGAAATTTACATAGCTTATTTTAATCAATACGAAAATATAGTAGGAGCAATAAATTATTTTACTGGTCAAATTAGAAATGTATCAATACAAGAAGATATAGATAGTTCTGTATTAAATATGACTGTTGCTTCTCATTGGGCTAACTGGAATCTAACAAAAGGTAGACATTTTTCTGAAGATTCACAACAAGCATTTAGTTCAGGTGATAGAGGAATGGAATTTGCTACTCAAGTAAAATCAGATGTGAGATGGGGTGCATAAATGGCTAATCCTATAATTTCTTTTTTTAAATGGGCTGGTACAGAAATAGCTAAAGCGTGGGGTAAGGCTGAACTTTTAGGCAAAATAAATATGGTTCTTACAGCGGTAACACTTGCTGTTGGCGTTAAAGGATTTATGCAAGCTAGACAGATGATGGCTAAGGGTCAAGACATCTTAGCTAACAAAACTTCGGCTGGAGGTAAAATTCCTGTTATATATGGTACAAGAAGGGTCGGAGCACAAGTTGTATATATGGATGTATCTGATAACGATTCAAGACATTTGTTTGTAGTTTATGCCTTATCAGTAGGTGAATGTGATGAGATACTTGGTAGAACTATTGAATTAGATGGTAATCCATTAACAGACCCTAAAAGATTTAAGTATGGTTCTTATATTGGTTCTGATAGAGCAGGTGAGACAGGTTACAATGGTCATAATTCTTTAAACTCTGTTTCTCAAGTAGGTTCAACTATTAGTGCTGGTGCTGGTGGATTTGGTACTAGTTCAACATCAAGATATAGAATTACATTTAACTTGCATCATGGAGCATCATCACAAACAGCAGACCCAATGCTGGTTGCATCAATGCCTAATTGGACTTCAGCACATAGATTAGATGGAGTTTGTTATATTTCAGCACACTACAAGTTCGATACTGAAGGAATGTTTAGGGGTGTTCCACAACTAACAGTACAAGTTAAAGGTAAAAGAATTTATGACCCTAGAAGTGGTGAAACAGCCTTTACAGATAGCACAGGTAAAGTTATAGGAAATAATCCAGCTTTATGTTTCCTTGATTTTATTCGTGACAATGATTATGGAAAAGGATTAACAAATTCACAGATTAATTTTACTACTTTTGGTACAGCAGCTACTACTTGCGAAACATTAGTAGACCAACCATATTTTAATGGTTCTGCACAATCACTTACATGGAGTGCAAATAGTGGAGATAATTTTTTTACTATTAGTGGTGCTTCTGCTAATACTCAATGGTGGCAAAATAAAGTTAGTGACATTATAGATTTATATGATGCAAGCAATACTAAAGTTCTTGATGGTGTAGAGATTACAGATGTTAAAACTAATCAGTTTTATGATACTTCTCAAGAGTGGATTGTTTATGTAAATGATTATTTTACTAGCAATTATTCAGGTGTTGTTGGTACTGAATTAGGTAAGGTCAAAAGATTTCATTGTAATGGTTATTTAGATACTAATAAAAATGTAATGGATAATGCTAAAGAGCTTCTTGCTAATATGAGAGGTATTTTTCTTTATATAAATGGTCAATACGAATTACAAATAGAAGATACAGGCTCATCAACATTTACAATAACTGATGACCATATTATTGCTGATGCTGGTATATCGGTTGATTATGGTAATAAAGATAAAAAAGCAAATAAGGTTATTGTTGAATTTTTTAATGCTAACAAAAATTATGAACTAGATACAGCTATTGTTTTACATGATGCATCTCCTGAATATTATTCTGATGATGGTGATGAAATATTAGAAATAAAAGCTGAGTTTCCTTGGATTACTAATCCATATATTGCTTACAACATGGGTAAAGCAATTCTTACAAGAAGTAGAAATCAAACAACTATGCAGTTCTTAGGAACTCCTGAAATGTATAAACTTAATGTAGGAGATATAGTTACTCTTGCTTATACGCCATTAGGATTTACAGGAAAGATTTGTAGGGTTGAAGCATTAGAATTACAAAGAAGTGGATTAGTAGCAGTTAGTTTAATTGAATACTTTGATGTATATACATGGGAAGTTCCAGCTCAAGAACCTGTTGAAGATAAATCTAATCCACCTTCAGCTTATGCAGTTAAACCACCAGCAAATTTATCTTTTACAGATACTTTATCTAGTTCAACAGGTAGACCATTTATAACATGGGACTTACCAACTGATTTTCCTGATTATCAATACAGGGTAAATATTGTTGATGATGATAGTCCACCCAATCAGGTAATGAATAGATTGGTAGATATTAATAATTGTGATTTAGGATTTTTACCAGTTGGCTCATATACAGCAAGTGTTACTTCAATAAACGTATCAGGTTCAGAATCAGATGCAGCTACTTTACCATTTACTATAGTTAATGAACCTGTAGGTGGTATTGATATAAGAGCAAATACAATTGTTGCAGATAAAATTAATGTAACTGATTTAGCTTTAGATTTTACTGCTGATACAGTAGCAGGTTCTTATATAGGTTCTTGGAATGAGAATGTAATGAGACTTAAAAAAGTTGCAGACTTAGGAACAGATGCAGGTGTTTATCATATTTTTTGTAGGGTATTTGGTGCTAATGGTCAGGTTAAATCTTTATCAGTAGTAGCTGGTGATGGTACTTTTGGTTCAGGTTCTTCTTATGAATTAAGAGATGACATCCAATATGGGGTTGATGAATTATTTGCTACAGACTTACAGATTGCAGACCAAGGTTATGCTCAATTTAATTCAGGTATGTCTCAAACATGGTCAGGAGTTGCTAGATTTAATTCTACTTATAAGATGGTGCAAAAAGATTTTATAGTTAGAAAAATAAGCAGTGATACTAGAACATTACGTTTATATGTGCTTGCTCAAGGCGATAGTAATAATGTGCAATTATCAAATGTTCAATATGGTTTTTATAGATTCTCGGAGATTTAATGGCAGTACATAATTTTAATTACAGTTATGAGTATGTTAGTTGTAAAACCATTCCATTAAGTATGAATGATGATACGCAAATAGTTAAACATGTTACTGTGAGAGTAACAGCAGTTGACCAAGCTGATGCAACTCAAACACTGTCAACTGATATGCAAGTTCCTTTAGATAATGTTTATTCATATAAATCTAATGGGCTTCCTGATGATTTTATTTTATATGATGATTTGACTGAACAAAATTTAATTGATTGGTATAAAGCAACAACAGAAACTTCTGATTTAGATATTTACTTTACTTGGCAAATATATGGAAGAGAAGAAGTAGATGCAATAACAGAAGGTGGAGAATAAATAAATAATTGCTAAAAAGAATTTATAAACATTACACATAAGTATAAAATTAATAGAAAAGAGATTTTAATATGTCACAACACGATTACAACTTAGTTAACCAAACAGGTGCGGATTTTAGAGCAGATTTAAACAATGCTTTATCTGCTATTGCTACTACAAACAGTGGAGCAACTGAACCTACTACTACTTTTGCTCATCAATTATGGGTAGATACAGGAAATAATGTATTAAAGATTAGAAATGGTACTAATAGTGCTTGGGTTACTACAGGTATAAGTATTACTACATCAAACATACTTACAGGTGATTTAACGGGTAATGTCACTGGTAATGTAACAGGTAATGTTACTGGTAATGTCACTGGTGATGTAACAGGAAATGCAGATACAGCTACTACACTTGCAACTGCAAGAACTATATCTTTATCAGGAGATGTAGCAGGTTCTGCTTCTTTTGATGGTAGTGGTGATATTACTATTACAACTACAGCACAAATTGATTCTATTGCTTTAGGTACAGATACAACTGGTGATTATGTTGAATCTATGTCAGGTGGAACTGGTGTAACAGTAACAGGTGGAACTGGTGAAGGTTCTACTCCTAGTATTGCTATAGGACAAGCTGTAGCTACAACTGATGATGTTACCTTTAATACTATTACTGCAACTGACCAATTTATAGGCGATATAAGAGGTGCTGTAAGATTTAATGCTAAAGCTGATGGGGCTTTATCAAAAGGTGATGTGGTTTATATTTCAGGTGTATCAGGTGATAATCCAACAGTAGCTCAAGCTAAAGCAGATGATGCTTCTAAAATGCCTGCATTTGGTTTTGCAGCTTCGGATGCAAATGATAATGCTTTTGTTGAAGTAGTAACTTTTGGAACTTTATCAGGATTAGATACTTCAGGCGTATCAGTAGGACAAGTATTATATGTATCTACAACAGCAGGAGCTTATACAACAACTGCTCCAAGTGGTGAATCTGCACAAATACAAAACATAGGTAAAGTTCAAAGAAGTCATGCAAGTGCTGGTTCAATTAAAGTAGGTGGTGCTGGAAGAAGTAATGCTACCCCTAACTTAGATAATGGCAAAATATTTATAGGTAATGCATCTAATCAATCATCAACAGCAAATTTATCAACTTTAACAAATGCAAGTATTGATACAAGAGTTACTAAATCATTTGTTGATGCATTAGGAATACAAGCATCAAGTGTAGATGCTAATTCAGTTTCATTAGGTACTGATACTACAGGTAATTATGTTGCAACAATAACAGGTACAGCAAATAAGGTTTCAGTATCAGGTAGTGGAAGTGAGTCTGCAGCTATAACACTATCGCTACCTGATGATGTTCAGATTGGTGATAGTTTAACAGTAGCAGGTGATTTAACAGTTAACGGCACTCTAGTTTCACTAGACACAACGAATTTAGATATAGCAGATAACTTATTCCAACTTAATGCAGGATTAACAGGTAGTCCTGTAAATGATTCAGGTATGTTAATTAATAGAGGTAATCAAGATAATGGCATCTTTATGTGGGATGAATCTGTTGATAAATTCACACTAGGATTAACAACAGCAGATGGTACTACTACAGGCAATATTACATTAAGCTCACTTGGTACTTTAGTTGCTAATGTTGAAGGTAATTTAAATGGAAATGTAACTGGTAATATAACAGGAGATGTAACAGGTGACTTAACAGGAACAGTTTTAACAGCAGCCCAACCCAATATTACAAGTCTTGGAACTATTACAGGTTTAACGACTACAGGTGATATTAGCTTTGGTGATAATGACAAAGCAATCTTTGGAACAGGTAATGATTTAGAAATTTTCCATAACGGTACTACTAGCTATATACGAGATGTTGGTGATGGTGATTTACAGATATTTGCAACAGATGATGTATATATTCGTGGTTATGCTACCAACAACTATATGGCTCGATTTAACGAAAACGGAGCAGTAACTCTTTATCATAATAATTCATCAAAACTAGCCACAACCTCAACAGGGATAGACGTAACAGGCGTAATAACAACAGATGGTCTTACAACAAGTGCTGACATTAACTTTGGCGATAACGACAAAGCTATCTTTGGAGCAGGTTCAGATTTAGAAATTTATCACGATGGTTCAAATAGTTTTATTAATGATAATGGTACTGGTGATTTATTTATTCAAGCATCTAACAATCATTATTTAAGATTTATTAATGGTGAGTATGCAATTACAACTGCTGAAAATGCAGGGGTTGGATTACGTTACAACAATTCAGAAAAACTATCTACAACCTCAACAGGTGCAGAAGTTAGAGAAGCTTTAACCATTGGAAGTTCAAATAATGATTTAGGAACTACAGCAGGTGACCAGCTTACTCCATTAACATTACGTTCTGATACTTCTAATACTGACAGCCTTTTATTTACAACCGAAAGACTTGCAGATGGTACAAACTGGACAACAGCAGCACATAAAATACAGCGTAAAGTTGATACTACTGAAATGGGCTATATGCAGTTTGGTTCAGGCGGTAGCGATTTAGTAACCTTTGGTGAAGGCAGCACAGAGTATGTCAGGATAGATGGTGCAGGGCAACTTGGCGTAGGGACTGATATACCTTTAGCTAAATTTCATACCAAAAAAGATGGAACAGGTCAAATCTTAGCTTTATTTAGTAGTGATTTAGGTACAAATGATAGAAATATGGGAATTCTATCACCAGCATCTGATTCAACTACAGCACCTTTTGAATTTTCAACAAGTAACTCTTTTCAATTTACAATAGATGGTGGTGCTGCCTTAAACATTGCTTCAGATAAAAATATTGGTATTGGCACTACAAATCCACTTGGCAAATTACATGTAAATGGAGACATTATTGCCGATGCAAATGCAAATAATGGATTTGGCTTTGAAAGAAGTGGTGTGGCTTATTCAATGCTTGAATTAAGTGCAACAGGAGCTGATGAGCTATCTTTATTTAATAAACTAAATAATGATTTAGTGTTTGGTACTAATGGAACTGAAAGAGCTAGGTTTACTAATGCTGGAAATTTTGGATTGGGGACTTCAAATCCATCAGGCAATCTTCATGTAGTCGGGGCAAGTGGTTCTGCAGGAAGAATCTATTTATCTGATGCTGATAATGGTACGGCTGCGGGTGATTCTTTGTTGATTACAAAATCAGGTACTAGTGCTTCTATATACAATAGAGATAGTGGGGATTTAAATCTTGGTACTAATGATGACAATAATATGGTTGTTATTGATAGTACAGGCAAGATTGGCATTGGGACTAGCTCACCAGCAAGACTTCTTCATATTTCAGGCACAGATTCTACACAACTTGAACTAGAACAAACAAGTGCAAGTGATGATGTAAGAATGTTGCTTGATGCTGGTGGAACTAATGGTCAAATACAATTTGCAGGTGCATCACACTCTAGTGTGCCAAATACTTTATCTTTAGTTTCAGCAGCAGATACTAGATTTGTTCAAGCTGGTCAAACAGTTATGCATATTGATAGTGCTAGTGGTGGTCGAGTAGCAATAGGCAATACTGCACCTTCACATAAGCTCGATGTAGATGGCGATATTAATATTGGTGATGGTTCTTTACTCCTTGAAACTACTTCATCAGGTTTCCCATCAACAGGTTTAGTTCATTTTAGTAATAATTTCTTATATCAACGTGGTGGTAGTAACGGTATTATTTTTTCTACTGCTGGTGGTGGTAGTGAAATTGCAAGGTTTACTTCAACTGGCGATATTCTAGTTGGAAAAACTGCTGCAAATATTAGTACAGATGGAATTGAGCTAGGAACTAGAATTGAATCTACAGCAGATGGAACTTATCCATTAAGATTAAATAGAAGAAATAGTGATGGAGAAATAGTCAACTTTAGAAAAGATGGTGGAACAGTTGGAACTATATCAGTAACTTCTTCTGCAACAGCTTACAACACATCATCAGATGCAAGATTAAAAGAAATTACTGGCGAAGCTAAAGGTTTAGAGGTTATCAACAAACTTAATCCTGTTGCTTATAACTGGAAGGCAAATGGTAAGGCTGATGAAGGTTTAATAGCTCAAGAAGTACAAGAAATAGTGCCAAATGCAGTTAGTCAGAATCAAGAAGAATATTACCAAATGGATTACAGCAAATTAGTAGTTCACCTTGTAAAGGGTATGCAAGAACAACAAGCACAAATAGAAGAACTTAAAAAAGAAATACAAAATTTAAAAGGATAATAATATGAATTTTATATTAGAAGTAATAACAACAGTAACTTATATAGTAACAGCAGCATCTATCATAGCTGCTTGTACACCTAATAAAATTGATGATGGTTGGATTAACAAACTTTTTAGCTACATCGATATATTAGCTTTAAATTTTAAAATTAAAATAACTAAAAACGAGGAATAGAAAATGAATTGGGATTGCAAAACAATAGAAATATATACTCAAGAACACAATGGGCATACTGGTGTTATATGGAATGTGCATTGGAGAGTAACAAAAGAAGATGGGGATTACTCAGCTACTACTTATGGCACACAAACTTTAAATACTGAAGATATAAATAATTTTATTCCTTTAGATTCTGTTACATCTTCGGATGTAGAAGCATGGGTTGTTAGTGCTATGGGTGAAGAATCTGTTGCTGAAGTAGAAGCAAATTTAGATGCACAAATAGAAGAACAAAAAAATCCTGTATCTGATTTAATAACACTAGATTCTTAGTATATAATTTAATTAAAATAAACTTATAGGAGAGTTAAATGAGTAAAGAAGAGAATAAGATGGAAAATCAAGAACCAGTAATAATTACATATAATGGCACAGAGTACAGAGCTTCTGATTTAAACGAAGAGCAAATGGCTTTAGCTGCTAAATTAAATGTTGCTGGTAAAAAACTAGCTAGACTTCAAGATGCTTATGATGATTATGTCATCACTAATGAATACAAAAACTTAGTGATTGAATCATTTGATAGAGCTATCAATCCTGAAGAGGTCGAGGTAGTAGAGGAAGAATAATGCCTAGAGTCACCGCACAAGATATCGGAGTTGAATTAGAAAAACACGAAATCCAATGCGGTGAAAGATGGACTCAAAACTGGAATAGACTAAAAAAGATAGAAGAACAAGTTAAAGATTTAGATGGTAAAACCGAAGCTAAACTTAACAAAATCGACTGGTCTATTAAAGGTGGTTTGGGTGCAGTGATATTAATACTATTAAGTGGCATTATCACCTTGATTATTAAATTATGATAGATAAACTTATCCAACCTGTTGGTGACATATTAGATAAATTTGTTGCCGATAAAGATTTAAAAATAAAACTATCTCATGAACTTGAGAAAGAAATAATTTCGTTAAACAAAGCACAATTAGAAGTAAATGCAGTTGAAGCAAAACACAATAACATATTCGTTTCAGGTTGGAGGCCTTTTATCGGTTGGTGCTGCGGTCTATCACTCGCTTATCATTTTATTTTAGAACCTATCATTCAATACATACTTATCGTCAATGCAATTCAATTTGAAACGCCTGAGTTTGACTTTAGTCAATTATCTACAATTGTTATGGCAATGCTTGGCTTATCTTCACTTAGAACCTACGAAAAAACAAAAAAATAATATGTACGACAACATTAAAGAAATGCTAATCAAGAATGAAGGGTTAGTATGTGGAGTTTATACTTGCAAAGCAGGCAAATTGACTTGTGGTGTGGGTAGAAATCTCACAGACAACGGCATATCAGAAGATGAAGCTATGTATCTTCTAGAAAATGATATCAATAGAGTTGTAGCTAATTTAGATAAGATGTGGGAAGTGTGGAGAAGTTTCCCTGTTCCTGCTCAAGAAGTATGTGTTGATATGGCATTTCAAATGGGCATAGCAGGATTTATGAATTTTAGACAAACACGAGCATTAATGGAGATGGGATGCTGGTTAGAAGCATCAGAAGAAGTTTTAAGAAGTAAGTATGCAGTTCAAACACCAAATAGGGCAGCTAGGAATTCAAGAAAACTAGCTTTGTGTAAAAGTGCCAAGAAAAACATCAGACCAACATCAAGCTAATTCTAGGCTTGGTGCATTAGGCGAATCATTAGTCCAAACTTTCTTGCTTGAATACGCTGACTTTTGTTACCCAACCCAAGAAAAACATCCTGCTGATTTACTGACTGAATTTGGGCGGTCAAAATATACAGTGCAGGTTAAAAGCAGAAGAGCAACTAAAGAAAAGAAGTTTGTATTTGCTGCTGAAAACTCAAGGTCACAATCTGAAACCTATAGGAACTATCACTGCGATATTCTAGCTTTTGTATTTTTTGATGGAGAAGATAAACGAATCATGTTTAAAGCAAATACATCATCACAAAACTATTTTACTTTTGATAAGAAAGCTATCACTGAATCTATGGAATTAGATTCTCTAAAAGAAACACTAGACAATCTAAGTTCAGTACCAGTTCTAAATCCTTTAATTTAATACATAAATAATTCTTTACATTTATATACAAATATATATAATAGGGGTATGTTAATTAAAAATAAGGAGTTAAATAACATGACAACATTTACTAAAAACCAAATAGAAGCAATTAAATTATTCAATCTTCATGTTGAAGATTCTGATTTTTGGGCTGAAAAAGACTGTAATGATTTACAGCCAACAGACATATCAGAATATATCTACATGGATGAAGCGATTAATCTATTAAATAAAAATGGATGGACTGTTGAGAGTGCTGAAGGAACTATAGGCAGTTTAATGGGCAAAGTTATTTATGAATATGATTATTGTTTAGACAGAGACAGAACGGTATATGCTATCGACTGGATTGATTTAGATAATCTAAAGGAGTCAGCATAATGACTAGATACACACTACAAGTTCAACTACCCAGTATAGGCTGGGTGGTTGCTATCAAGACTAGCGACTTATTCTACATGGCTAAGAAGAGAGCTAGATTAATTGCTCAAGGGCATAAGGTTAAATTAACTAAGGAGAAGAAGTAATGCTAGGCGTAGGCAAAACAGGAAAAGGCAATCAAACAACTAAAGCTGACTATGTACAAAAGTTAGCTAAAGTTGTTGGTGACAATGTTCAATTACATGATGCTCTTAGAAGAAAAGAGGGTGAGCATTATGAGTTCCTTAAGACAGTATTTCGTACACAATGGTCTACTAAGTTCTTTGAGAGAATAGTAGATGCTTATTTAGAGGAGAGTAAATAATGAACCTAATGTGCAATACCAAACATGGTGCTATTGAATGGAGATGGAAAGACTTAGGTCAACCATCTCCTGAATACAAATCATTGAATCATCAATGGTGGATACCTAAAAAGTCTGAGTTTGAATTAGTAACTAAAGTTGATGCTTCTATCAAGCAAGAAATTAAAGACGAGATTTGGGAAGATATGCAATCTGATTTTGAGTATCAGAAAGGCATTTATAAATTACATAAATTAAATTTAAAGGAGAGTAAAAATGATTGAGAGTCCGCAAACTTTAATAGTATTAGCTGTTATGTGCTACTTAGCTTATGGAGCAGCTTTAATTATCAACGACAGGAATAACAGAAAATGAATGTAACATTTAATTTATTAGGTGGTGGTGAGTTAAATATTCCACCAAGAGCAATCAGTGGTTTCTATAAAGACCAGTTCACTAGTGAGGTTATTGTTGAAGTTGGTGATGAAGAATACAAAGTCAGGGATTCACTTGATGAAGTTAAATATATTTTAGGAATAGCAAGATGAAAAGTGCAAGCGAAATAGAAAAAGCTAGAAGTATTATTACCAATGAAGTTAATGAATACTTAAATGTTGGTGCTACAAAAATTAGCACTTATCAGGCTATGTCAAGAAAATATAGGATGAATTCTAAAGGTGTTGCTAATTTTGTTGAAAAGCAACCAACTGGATTTAGAGTATTACAAAAATATGCTCAAAAAATATTGGAGTACAAAGAATGAAAATAGAATCACTAAAGAAGTTTGAATCTAAGCAAAAAGGTCAGGCTCTTATTTATAAAGACATACCCAATCAGGACTATCATGCTGGCGTAGGAGTTAGCTCTAGTTACATCAGAAGGTTTGGTCAGTCTCAGCTTCATGCTGTTGAGCATAAGCAAGAGGAATCACCAGCATTAAAGTTTGGAACAGCAGCACATTCTTTATTAGTAGAAGGACAAGAAGCATTTGATAAAGAGGTCAAAGTAATTGCTGGTTCTCCATATACTAAAGCATATAAAGAAGAGAAGGCTGAGTATGAAGAAGCTGGTTATATAGTCCTTAAAGAAGATGATGCAAAAGTTATACAAGGCATGAAGGACAATATGATATATGAGGGTAATGCCTATCTAAATGCAAAAGGCAAGATAGCAGAAGCAAGTGTTTACTGGTATGAAGATGATGTGCTTTGTAAGTGTAGACCTGATTTAATGTGTCCGCCTTTAGATGCACCTAATTCAGATAACAAGATTGTGATAGTAGATTATAAGACTACGCAATCATGCGAACCTTATGCTTTTAGTAATTCAGTCAAGAAGTACAGCTATGATATGCAAGCATCATTTTATAGAAGAGGATTGCAAATGGCTGGATATGATGTTGTGGACTTCTTGTTCATAGCTCAAGAGAAAGTACATCCTTATGCATCTAAGGTATTTAGAATCACAAAAGAGCAAATGGATTAT